ATTTACCAGGTCTTGCAGCTTTTCTTCTTTAAAGCATTCATTCTTGTATGTTTCTAAGCCATTTAAACTATTAAATGAATTAGGAAGTATGTAAGTCCTATAATAAGGACTGTTGACACTTAGCAATTGATAAATAGATACTTTATAAATGTATGCTTTCAGCTTATCATTTGCTTGTAGCTCAAGTATAAAATCATCACCTTTTTCAAACAATGCTAAAAATACTTCCTGAACATAATCATCCAAGTAAGGTACATTATAATGCTTACCAATATTTTCAATATAATTTCTAAGTGTATTGATCTGTACTGGCAACATTAAACAAAATTAATAATTTTTTTCTACATTATGTATCTCACTTTTCAAGAAGCTTATGTTGGTTCTCATTGCATCACATACTCTATAACCACTTTCAAGCAATCTTCTAAGTCTGTACATTTCAGGCACTTCAACATTTGCTTCATTGGTTGCTCTTGCTACACTAAAGCCTTCAGCTACTTTGTTATGTATAACTGCTTCATAGTCTTGGTGAGCTTTGGTTCTAATTGTTTCTATGTAGTATAGACTGGCTGTTAGTTCTTTAAGTTGCTTGTTTAATGTCTTACCATCCATTATGCTTGTTTCATTGTATTGTTCTATAATGGTTGCTATTTTGTTTAATACTTCATTCATTAGAATAGTGTTTGTTGTGTTGTATTTTGTTTGTTAATAATTCCTAAAGCAGTTTCAAATATTGTTTTACCAGCTTCATAATCTACTAAGTTTCTTGCTATTTTTCTTACATCTTGTTTTCCTTTATAGTTTCTAAAATTATAATTATGATATTTATTTAATCTTATAATAATTTCTTCTGCTGTGCCTCTACTTAATTCAGGATTTTTTCTTTCATTAATATTGTTAGGTAAATTGAAATTTGTCCAATATAAATGCCTACCTCTTTTTTTTGCTTGTATTAATGGTTCATAATATGGTATAACATTTTCTATACAAAATTTTCCATCAAACCAATTATTTAAAAAAATTATTTCTTGATATAGTTTCATATCAGGATATCTCATTTTCCAAACAGACTTCATAGAAAAATTAAATCTACTATGTGTAGGACAAGGTGGTGAACTCCAAATAAAATCAAACTCTTTATAATGGTCTAATAAATACTGGTGTGCATCTGCTACAATTACTTTATCATTAGGAAATCTTTCTTGGTACAATTTAGCAAGTTCTTCATCTAATTCAACAGCAGTAACTTCAATATCATTTTTTACTTCATTCCACTTGTATCTGTTGCCACCTAAACAAGCATATAAATTAAGTATTCTCATTTCTTAAATCCTCCAGTTCTTTTAATATGTTTAAAAAATCCTCAAATTCCAATGCTATATATTCTCTTTCAAAATTCTTGGTAAATACCACCACTGGCATTGTTCTTTGTGGTGCATCATTTCTTGACTGCTCAAGTGCCTTCCAAATGTTTAGCTTTTCTTGGTTCTTACATTCAAAACTAAATTCACTTATTATACTGTTGTCATCAATGCATATAATATCACCTTTAAAATTCATTCCACCACTTAATGGTGTTCTTCTAACATTGGTATTAAACTTCTTATTGATTTGTTTGGCTACTTGCCTTTCAAACCTATTGCCTTTTTGTTTTGCATTCATATTTATTGTTTTAAAATTTGGCTGAATAGTTGGCTAAGTCTTTCTAATTTACTATTCATTTAATGATGTTAATAACCACTCACCTACCAAATTATTCATTTATTTTCATTCCAGCTAATACACCAAACACAAAGCATATAATGTAGCCTAATGATATTAATATATATACTTCAGTCATTTAAAAATTCTTTTAATTCTTTAACCTCTTTTTTTAATAAAGCATTGTCTAACATTAACTTGCTGTTTTGTGCTTTGAGCTGTCTTATTTCATACTCTACAGCTTCAGTGTAGTTGTGTAACTCATTAATGTACTCAAGTGTTTCAGTTAGTATTCTAAGGCTTTCTAATTGCTTCTTTGTCTTGCTTTGCTCTTTGGCTTTTAACACAAGAATGTGAAACTGGTTTTTATATTCTATTGCTTTTAATTGATCCATTAAAATAATCTTTGTTGTGCTATATGGTTTTTTATTCTTTTAATACTTGAATTATAATAATCTTTATCAAGTTCACAAGCAATTAAATTATATTTTAAATTGTGACAGGCAATAGCCAAACTGCCTGAGCCTAAGTGAGTATCAAGTATTTTATCACCTTCCTTTGCAAAATTTATTAATAACCATTCATAAAGTTTTATAGGCTTTTGTGTAGGATGAATTTTTTTATTTTTTCTATTATCATAACTAAATAATTTTGCTGGTTTATCAAATGAAGTCCAAGCTAATTCCCAAGCACTAAAATTTGGAAAAGGCTGTTTTTTATCCCAACAAATTATACATCTTGAATTGTTTAAATTATTTAAAAAATAATTACCACCCCATATTATTTGATTTTTGCTTATTCTAAATAATTCTTTAAAATATTTTTTTGATGGTGCTATATCCCAATCTGTATTTAAAATATTTATAGCTCTATTTTTTAATTTACCTGAACCATTTAAACTTGATTTTTTTAAATTATATGGTGGATCAACAATAGCTAATTCAAAGTAGTTATCAGAATATCTTGCCATTAATTCCATATTATCTTCACAAGTTATTTCTATTTTGTCAGTTACTTTCATCAGTCAAATATATCTAATTCATCATTTAAACTATCTGCTTGTGCAGTTAAAGGATTAACACCACCAAGTGTAAAACCTATTCCATTATTGTAGTCAAATCTTAATGGCTCATTTATCATTGTAGGTTCACCACCAGTTTCTTTGTCCTTTATTTTAAGAACTGATATTTCTGTCATCATCCATAACTTAGGGTGAGATATTAACCTATGTCCTACAAGTAAATTATCACACCTATTTGGATAGACTTGCCCACCTTCACAGTCAGCTTTTCTTGGTGTCTGTATGTGTCCATTTAACATATGGTCTGCTGGATAAACTCTTCTTGCAGCTTCAGTCATTGGATGAATACAAACAAAAATACTTTTACCACTTTTATTACAAAATTCTCTAATGTCATTGCAAATCATATAATTCCTTTCAAATTGTGCAATGTTTCTTGGATGGTTCAAACCAGTATATGGATCGATAACACAAATATCAGCATCAGTATCATAGAATATATTTAACAATTCTCTGTGGCTATACATCTTTGCATTGTCTATAAACTTAAAATATTTGCTAACTTCTTTATTGTAAAATGCAATTTTATTTTTATTAAGTTCATCAAACTTTTGACCAAGCCACATTTGGATAATATCTCTTTTTAATTGACCACTTCTATTTTCACCACTCCAAATGATTGATTTCTTATTGTTTATTTTAGCTTGACAAACTAAATACCATAACAGCCAATAAGTCTTGCCAACATTATCCAAGCCAAGTAGAACATTAAAACTTGCTTTTTTTAGGACAAAGTGCTTATCCAAAGTAGGTAAATTAATTCCAAGACCTTGTTTGATCTTGCCTTCTTTATAGGCAATCAAATATTTTAATGCTTTTTTATCTTCTTCAATCATTGGCAAGTAGCTTTTTAACATCATCACTTACCTTAAGAAGATTATTATTAGCATAATTATCTTTTAATTTATTGGCTTTTGCTTTGCCACCTTTACTGCCATTCTCAGCATTTATCTTGCTTCTTGTTTTGAATTGGCTATATTGTTCATCTAAAAATTTAATCCTTATTTTACCATCTACAATTTTAAATAGGTTTACATCTATTAGTTGTTGGTAATGGTCAGGTATAATCATTTTAAGTTGATTAAAAGGCATTTCACAATTCTTTGACCAGTAATAACATAAAGCTATCATATATGCTCCTTGCACATCTTTTTCTAAAAAAGATATTGTTCCAGTCAACCATTGATTTGGATTAAATTTAAAAAATGGTAGTTCTTTCATAGTTTTGTTTTCAAATGTTCTTGTTTAAGTATATAAAAATACTTATTTATTTTTTTATCATTTTCAAATTCAGTTTGATAAGGACAACTTTTTACAACTATTTTAGCATTTATAAAATATTTTATGTTGTCAATTAGGTTATATATAAAAATACCTTCATTGTCTTTTACAATATAAACTGGTATTTTATTTTTATATTCAGCTGTCATTAAAAGATGATAAAGTTTATCAACTTGAATAAATTGATCTTTATAATGTTTATTTCTTATTTTGTATTCAACTATATAATCTTTATTGTAAGCATCATAAAAGCTGAATTTGTCACTTGAATTAATTAAATTAAGATTGAATTTTTTATTAAGAATGTTTGTTAATTCAATTTCCTTTTCAAGCATCAGTTGTTTTGTTTTAAATTGTTGTAATAAAATTGCTTTTCTTTAAAGCTTAGTTCTTCAAAAGAGTAAGTTGGTATGTAGCCATACATCCATTCATCAATGTGATAAGGTTCTTCTTTGCCGTGAAATTTAACTTTTCTTATATACTTATTTCTGTTTTTAACTATGTTATATTTGCTTGTTAAATTTGTTTTGCTGATACCCCACTGGTCTGCTAATTCAGGTATTGTATAACCTAATATTAACAGCTCTTGAATTATCTTGCAAAGTTCTTCATTTGACTTCATACCAACCTCTTTTTTTAAAGTAATCTATTCAGAAAGGTAAATCACTTTCTTCTTCTTTTGTTTCTACTTGCTTAGCTGGTTGTTCTTCAGGTTGCCACTTGTCAACACTTAAAGAAACATTCTTGCCATACTCATCAGCTTCATCTTTGATGTTTATGTTTAACCTAACAAACTTGTGACCTTTAAACTCTTCAATATGGTCTTTAATCTTGTCAATGTTAATTGTTGCTTTTAACCAGGTTTCATTTTGTTTTTTGCCTGATCCACAGTAAATTGTTTTTTCCATTTTTATTTATTTTTAATTATTAAACACTTATAAATTCATTATCACCTACTGTAACAATACCACTTGAATAGCTTTGTGGTTCACCATTCCAGTCTTTGTATTGTTCATTTAAATAGTAATATCTTTTTTCTGCATTGCCAAGTAATAAATCACCAAACCTATAAACTTGTACATTGTAAGGACTTGTTTTTTCTATTGCAATAATATAATAATTAGCTTTAGGTAAGCCTTTTAAATACATTGCAGCTTGTAAAGAATAATCATTGTATCTTAAATCTCTTGCAAACTTTTCTCCAGCATCAGCTA